CCCTTCTTCGGGCCGTTGTTCGTGGGCTCGAATCAGGCGCCGGGCGAGCCGCCCACCCCGTTCCTGATGCCCGGCGGCTTCAGCGTCATCGCTGTGCCGATGTGATTGATGAACTGCGTCGCCTCGTCGCGCTCGAAGTGGCGGAAGCTGCGACCGAGTACGCGGTGGCAATGACAGCACCAGCACCCCCAACACCGCCCCGACAAGTGCTGCTCTATGAACGCTCAAAAGCCGACAAAGAAATCGCTGGTGCAGAGGCTGGTGCGCCGAATCGAGCAAGCCGAGCACATCGGCTGGCTAGCGCTGGCTGAGAGCTTCAAACGGGAGTTGCAGCGGGTTCGTAGTTCAACGACTGAAACACTGAAAAGAGTATGACATGACCTATGCAGCAATCTACACAGCAGCCACCGACCCGGTATTCCAGGGGCGGTGCCTTGTTGCCGCTTGGCAAGCGGCGCAGGACATCCTGGCCGAGCCGACGGACACCGTGGATTACGGCGGGCGCAGGGGTTGGGCGACGAACATCCTGCAAGGCCGTCTGCGCCTGGCGCCGCGGGCCGCTGGCGGCACCGTCGTCACCCTCGACGTGGGCGCCGCCACCATCACCGGGACCTAGAACCATGCAAACCGATCTCGTCGCAGGCGATACGCTCAACTACGCCACGAGCATCCCGGCCTACCCGCCCAGTGCCGGCTGGACCGCCAAGCTACGGCTGGCCCCTCGGGTCTCGGGCGCGGCCACGACGATCACGGCCACCACCACGACAGGCAGCGACACATTCACCTGGCTGGTGGGATCCGGCACCACGGCGGCCTGGGTCGCGGGCGCTTACAGCTGGTCGGTTTGGGTCGAAAAGGCTGCCGAGCGGTACACCATGCAGCACGGTCAGTTCACCGTGCTGCCCGACCCCGCCACGCTGGCCGCCGGCACCGACACGCGCAGCCAGGCTGAGCGCAGTCTCGACGCCATCAATGCCTTCCTCGAAGGCCGCGCCAGCGACGCGCAGCTGCGCTACAAGATCAACGGACGCGAGCTCGAACGCTACCCGCTGCAAGACGTGCTGCGCTTGAAGCAGCATTTCGAGACTGCCATCGCAGGCGAACGCGTGGCCAAGGGGCTGCAAGGCCCGCGTGGCGGCGTGCAACGGATCTTGATGCGCACGCGGTAGCCCGCCCATCGCGCAGCGCCAGGCGCTGGCGCACGTTTTAGACGCGACATCTTCTGCCCTGTAAATGTCGCGTCGATTCGCCCACAGTGCAGCATGCACCAAAGCGCCAAGATCACCACCGCCACCCGGGCCCCTGCGGCCGGGGCCGTGGACTTGGCTTCGCAGCCCTTCAAGCCCAGCAAGCTGCTGACCGACTGGCGCGCCGGGCGTGAACAGCAGCGGCGCACCGCCGCGGCTGAGCTCGAATCGGCCCGCGTCATGGCCAGCATGCGCCGCCCTGGCAGCATGCGCCCGCGGCGCAGCCCGGCGGCCGCGGTCGAATCGGCCGTGCAGCCTGCATTCAAGATGGTGTCGGGCGCGCGTGCCTTCGGCGCCGGAAGCACCGACCGCTTGACCGGTGCCTGGGGCGCCACCAACACCGGCATCAATGCCGACCTTGAATCCAGCCTGGCCACGCTGCGCGCCCGCAGCCGTGACTGGTGCGTGAACACCGACCAGGGCGCGCGCTACCTCGAACTGTGCGCAGACAACATCGTCGGCGCCTACGCCCCCACGCTGCAAGTGCGCGCCAAGCTGCGCGACGGGTCCGACGCGCTCGACGAAGTGGCCAACACGGCCATCGAACAAGCCTGGGCCGCATGGTGCGCGCGCGGCGTGTGCGAGATGACCGGCCAGCTCAGCTTTGCCGACGTGTGCCGCGCCGTGGTGCAGGCCACCGCACGCGATGGTGAGTTTCTGGCCCGCCGCATCCGCAGCCGCAGCCTGCCCTACGGCTACGCGCTGCAGCTGCTGGAGGTCGACCGCATCAACAGCAGCGTCAACACCGCAATCGGCAACACCGGCAGCACCATCCGCATGGGGGTCGAGCTCGACACCCTGGGCCGGCGCCAGGCCCTGCACCTGTACAACCGCCACCCGGGCGACGCCGGCGGCAACCTGTCGCCCACCGGCACGCCTGAACGCGTCAGCATCGAAAGCCTGTTTCATGGCTACGTGCTCAAGCGCCCCGAACAGCTGCGCGGCTACCCCTGGGCGGCCGCGGTGCTGCGCCGCGCGAACACGCTGAACACGTATGAGGGCTACGCGCTCGAGGCCGCCAAGTTCGGCGCGGCCAAGATGGGTTTCTACACCGTGGACAAAGACGCGGTGAACGGTGCTGAGATGACCTGGGAACAAATGCGCGACGCCACCGGCGAACTCGTGCAAGACGTGGAAGGCGGCATGCTCGAAGCGCTGCCGCCCGGCGTGGGGTTCGAGGGCTTCGACCCCGCCTACCCGGCCGAGGCCTTCAACAGCTTCGTGACCGAGTACAAGCGCGACATCGCAGCCGGCCTGGGTGTGGCGCACCACAACCTCAGCGGCAACATGACCGGCGTGAACTACAGCTCGGCACGCATCGCCGAACTGTCCGAGCGCCGCGCCTGGCGCTCGCTGCAGCGCTGGCTGATCGACTGCTTCGTGCGCCCGGTGTTCGAGGACTGGCTGCGCGCCGCGCTGTTGACGCAGCAGATCGTGCTGCCCAGCGGCGCCGCGCTGCCGTCCGACCGCGCCCCAAAGTTCCTGGCCGCCGCCACCTTCCAGCCCCCGGGCTGGGCCTGGGTTGACCCCGAGAAGGACATCAAGGCCGCCGTGCTGGCCATGTCCTACGACGTGCGCAGCCTGCGCGCCTTTGCCAACGAGCAAGGCGTTGACGTAGAAGACACGCTCGCCGACAAGGCCGCGCTGATGGCCCGCTACACCGCGCTGAATCTGCCTGTTCCCGGGTGGCTGTCTGGCGCTGCAGCCATGGGCAGCGGCGGCGGTGCGCCCGGTCGACCACCGCCTGCAAGCGCGCCTGCCTCGGCGCCTGCCGCTGAACAAGACGGCGATGAACAAGACGGCGACGAGGCCACCCCATGACCGCACAACTTTCCCACCGCTACTGGAGCCGCGCCGACGCGCCCGGCCGCGTGCAGCTGCTGGCCGAACTGGCCAAGCTGCAGCCCGGCCAGCGCCTGCGCCTGGCTGACGCCCTGAAGGCCCGCGACAGCGCTGCGCCTGACGCCACTGCCACCGACGCAGAGCGCGCCGACCAGGCGCCGCCGCTGTTGGTGGACTACACCAGCACCGCACTGCGCGCCGTCAACGTCGACAAAGACACGCGCGAATGTGAGCTGAGCTTCAGCAGCGAAGAGCCCTACGAGCGCTGGTGGGGCATCGAAGTGCTGGGCCACAAGGGCGGCGAGGTCGACTTGGCCTGGATGGCCAGCGGCCGCGCCCCGTTCCTCAGCAACCACGACACCCGCGCGCAGATCGGCGTGGTCACCCGCGCCTGGCTCGACAGCAAAACCGGCCGCGGCCGCGCCGTGGTGCGCTTTGGCCGCAGCGACCTGGCTGAGCAAGAAATGGCCGACGCCGGCGACAGCGTGCGCGTCAACGTCAGCGTGGGCTACGAAATCCGGGAGCTCGAGCTCGTCAAGAAAGACGGCGACGAAAGCACCTACCGCGTCACCGATTGGCTGCCCCTTGAATGCAGCCTCGTCAGCATCCCCGCGGACATGACTGTAGGCCTCGGCCGCAGCGTGCCCGCGGAGACCCCCGAAGGCGCGCAGCCGCGCGCCGCAACCCTTCCCGCGCAACCCCGCATGGAGCACAGCATGACCCAAGAGACCAAGCCCCCAGCGGGCGACGAGCAGTACAAAGCCAATGTCGGCACCATCCAGCGCCTGGCGCAAGCCTACGGCAAGTGGCTGAAGCCCGCCGACGTGGGCGACGCCATCGCCAGCGGCGCCGACGCGCAGAAGTTCAACGACCTGATCTTTTCGCGCATGGAAACCGGCGCCACCGACGCCACCACGCTGCCCGGCCTGGGCGCCACCCAGCGCGAGGGCAAGCAATACAGCTTCATGCGCGCCATCCAGGCGCAGATCCCCGGCAGCTCGGTCGACGCCGGCTTCGAGCGTGAAATCGGCGCCGCGCTGGCCAAGCTGCTGGGCCGTGAAGCCGAAGGCATCTTCATCCCCACCGACGTGATGTTCGGCAACCTGCACGGCCGCAAAGCCGGCGAAAAGCGCGACTTCAACGTCGGCACGGCAGGCGAGGCCGGCAACCTGGTGCAGACCACGGTCGACGCCGGCATGTGGACTGACGTGCTGCGCCCCTCGATGGTCATGGCCGGCCTGGGCATGACGATGCTGCCGGGGCTGACAGGCAACCTGGCCATTCCGCGCAAGACGGTGGCCGGCACCTTGGCCACGTTGACGGAAGTTGCGGGCGCCACGGAAACGCAGCCGACCACGGCGCTGCCGATCCTGTCGCCCAAGCGCATCAGCTCGTTCGTGGAGCCGAGCAAGCAGGCAATCATTCAGAGCACCGTCGGCATCGAAGCCATGCTGCGGCAAGACCTGCTCGACGGCCTGGGTGTGCTGCTCGAAAACCAGGGCGTCAACGGCAGCGGCAGCAGCCCCAACGCACGCGGCATCCGCAACGTGTCGGGCATCGGCTCAGTCGTTGGCGGTACCAACGGCCTGGCCCTGGCCTGGTCCCACATCGTCGGGCTTGAAACCGCGGTCGCCAATGCCAACGCCACCAGCGGCACCCGCGCCGGCTACCTGATCAACACCCGCACGCGCGGCGCTGCCAAGACCACGCAGCGCGGCACCAACCTGGCCTTCTGCTGGGACAACGGCAACGAGCCGTTGAACGGCTACCGCGCTGCGGTCACCAACAACGTGCCGAGCAACCTGGTCAAGGGCAGCAGCGGCGCGGTGTGCAGCTCGGCGGTTTTCAGTGCGGACTGGTCGATGTTTGTCATGGGCCTGTTCGGCGGGCTCGACGTGACCGTTGACCCGTACACCCTGGCCACCACAGGCCAGATTCGCATCACGCTGAATCAGTTCTTCGACTTCCTGTGCCGCCAGCCCGGCGCATTCGCGTCGATCGACGACCTGTTGACGGCTTGACCCTGGGGCGCTGAGCCCAGGCATTGCCCACCCCTGGCCGGGGCCCTATCGCCCCGGCCTGCCACCGCACCGATGACAGGAAACCACCATGAGCAAGACCGAAGGCAAGCCCGTACACCTGACCACCATCGACCCGTTCAAGCACGACGGCAACCACTACGCCGTGGGCGACGTGCTGCCCGGCATGGACCCCGAGCTGGCCAAAGAACTCACCGGTGCCGGCCGCACGCGGCTGGCCACCGAAGACGAAATGGCGCCCAAAAAGGGCAAGCCTTCGAGCACTCCGTAGCCCGACTGACTGCCCCTGCGCCACACCTGCCCGCGCCATGGCCTTCGTCGAAAATCTGGCTGTCTTCGTTTCCGACTTCGGTGACGCGGGCACGCTTGCCGGCGTGCCCGTGCGCGGCATCTTCGACGCGCCGGCCGGGGTTGACTTGGGCGGCATCACCGCCAGCGAGCCGCAGTTTCAGCTGCCCAGCGCACAGGTGCCTGCATCATCGCGTGGGCAGTTGCTGGTCATACCGCAGGGCTCCTTCACCGTGCGTGAGACCCTGCCAGACGGCACCGGCATGACGCTGCTGCTGCTTACCGTGGCCTAACCCAATGGCCACCGCTTTCAAGACAGTGCAAGACGCCCTGGTGGCGGCCCTTTTGTCGCCGCCCAACATCGTGGGCGTGCGCGTGGTGGCCGGCCGTGGCCTGCCGCTGCCGGCTGAACACGCCAGCGACATCGTCGTCACCATCGAATCAATCAGCGGCGCTGACGTAGCGCTGACCAATTACCCGCAAGACTGGGCCGTGGTCTACGGCGTGGAAATCCGGGCGCGCGGCAGCGTCACCATCGATGCCATGGCGGCGCTTGACCCGATTCTTGAAGCCGTCTATGCGCGCCTGATGACCACCCCGCCGCCGGCGGGCGTTATGGGGTGGGTGCTGACGCCGCGCATTCGCATCGACGTTGACGAGTCGGCAACGCCCGTGGGCGCGGCGCAGCTGGCCATCAACGTGCAGATGCGCACCCAACCGGCCGGCCTGCTGCTGGCTGCCTGACCCACCCGACACGAAGGAAAACATCATGCCGCGCATCACCCGCAAGACCGCCATATTGGCCAAGCTCGAGCCCACCTACGGAACAGACTCGGTTCCTACTGGCTTGGCCGATTCGCTGCTGGTCAGTGACCCCAACGTGAACCCGCTGGTGGCCAACAACGTCAACCGCAACCTGGTGCGCCAGTACCTGGGGGGCAGTGAACAGTTGGTTGGCACCAATTACGTGGAGGTCAGCTTTACGGTGGAAGCGGCTGGCAGCGGCACGCCCACCACGGCGCCGGCCTGGGGCCGCCTTCTCAGGGCCTGCGGCTTTGCCGAGACCGTGGCCGCCGCCAGCGTTGACTACCTGCCCAGCAGCACCTTCGGGGCCAACACGAGCCTTACCATCCATTACCACCTTGACGGCCAGGTGCACAAGCTGCTGGGGTCTCGCGGCACCTTCCAGCTGGCCATGGGCGTGGGTGAGCGGCCAGAATTCCGCTTCCGGTTCATCGGCCGAAACGGCGGGCTTACGGCAACTGCCGACCCCACCAGCACGCTCACCGCATGGCGCGTGCCGCAGGTGGTGACCGACACCAATTCTGCAGATTTGGTGCTGGGTGTGCTGGTTTACACCGCGTCCACGGGCGTCATTTCTGGCGGCACAGCCTACATCAGCAAGGGCCTGCAGGTGGACGTGGGCAACCAGCTGGTGTTTCAGCCCCTGGTGGGCGCCGAAACGGTGGAACTGACGAATCGGGAGATCATCGGCAGCCTTAGCCTGGACCTGACTGCCGCGCAGGCAGCCACCTTCATGACCGATGTGTTGGCCAACACCACCACCGGCCTGGGCTTCACGCACGGCGTGGGTGCGGGCAACATCGTGGCGGTGTACAGCCCGGTGGTGCAGCGCATCACCCCGTCGGTGGAAGACCTGAACGGCAACGCTTTGCACGCCTACCAGTTGCGCATGGTGCCCAGCACGGGCAATGACGAACTGCGCATCGTGGCGCGCTGACTGGCGGGCCCCGAATGTTCAAGATCGTTGCTGCCCCCACCTTCTGCTGCGCCGTCAACATCAGCGTGCCGGGGGTTGAAAAGCCCGTAGCGCTGCAGGTCACTTTCAAGCACAAGACCTCGCGCGCTCTGGCCGCCTGGTTGCTCAGCTCGGTTGACCGCACCGACGATGCAAGCTATCTGGCAGAGGTGGTCGAAAACATCGCCGGCCTTGCCGACGGCGAAGGCCAGCCGCTGGTTTACAGCCGCGATGTGCTGGCGCATCTGCTGGACCAGTTTCCTGCCAGTGGCCCAGAAATCGTGCAAGCCTACAGGCGGCAACTTGCGGACGCCCGCGCAAAAAACTGACGGCGGCCACGCTGGCGGTGCTGAAAGGCGCGCCTGCCGTGGCCGTGACGGACACCGCAGCCATTGCTGCCTTTGGGCTGGTGCTGGTGGACGCGCCCGCGCCACCCCCGCCGCCGCTGTGCGAGGTGTGGGCCGAACTGTGGCCTGCGGTGCAGATCTTCATCGACGTGCGCGGCCAATGGCGCGCCGGCCCTGGCGGCGCTTATGCGCTGGACCATGCCGCGCTGCCGGCGCACGCGCGGCCGGGCCGCAACGGCCGGCGCGGCCGGCGCAACTTCTGCGACCTGCAGGTCATGGAACAGGCCGCCCTGGACTGGTTTGCCGAACAGCGAGAAAAGCCGGCAGGTGCGAGGTAGCGTCATGATGCAGCCAGTTCAGATCCGACTGATGATGGACCCTGGCAACGTGCCCCAGGCCAGCAAGCAAGCCGCGCAGGCCATCAGCCAGATCGGCCAGGCCGGCGTCATCAGCGCGCGCCAGACCGCTGCTGCCATGCGCCAGCTGCCCGCGCAGTTCACCGACATCGCCACCCAGCTGGCCGGCGGCCAGAACCCGCTGCTCATCCTGCTGCAGCAAGGCGGGCAGATCAAAGACAGCTTCGGCGGCATCGGCCCGGCCATCCGCGCCGTGGGTGCGGCCATCAGCCCGGTGGCGCTGGGCATCGGTGCGCTGGCTGCGGTGGGCGGCACGCTGGGCCTGGCGTTTTTTCAGGGCCAGAAACAGGGCGAAGCTCTGCGCGACACCATCGCGCTGACGGGCAACGCGGCCGGCTTGACGGCTGGCCGCTTGGATGCTTTGGCCGCCAGCGTGGCCGACAGCACGGGCCAGACCGTGGGCAGCGCCAGAGAGATTGCCATGGCCCTGGCTGCCAGCGGCACCGTGTCCAGTGCAGCAATTGACAGCACCGCGCACGCCGTGGCCCGGGTGGCAGATGTGAGCGGAAAAGAGTCTGCCTCCATCGCCAAAGACTTTTCCACCATGTCAGGCGGTGTGGCCAAGTGGGCTGCCGAGCACAACAAGGCCTGGAACTTCATCACGGCCGAACAGTACAAGTACATCAAGCGGCTTGAAGACCAGGGCAAAGCCGAGCAGGCCATGATCGAGGTCAACACCCTGGTGATCAAACACCTGGCAGACCAGCAGCGCAACCTGGGCACGCTTGAACGTGCTTGGGACTTCGTCTCCAAGGCCGCCAGTGGCGCATGGAACGCCATGTTGGGTGCCGGCAAGGCCGATACCGTGGAAGATCGCATTGCTGCGGCCACGTCTGCTGCCGCAGGCCTGCAGAAGCAACTGGCGCAAAACCGCGCGCGCGGCTTCGGTGACGCCGACCCGTACAAGATCGGCAGCGTGAATTCAGGCCTGGAAGCCCAGGTCAAGGCTGCGCAAGCCACCATCTTCAATCTCATCAAGGAACGCGACAACGCGGCCATTGGCGCCGAAAGCAAGGGTGAGTCTGCCCGGCGAGAGCGCGAGAAGATCGCCAAACTGACCGGCAGCGGCGGCAAGGATCGCCCCGCAACCCCCAAGTACGATGCGCTGGGCGGCTTCATCGACGACCAGATCAACGCCCAGACCCGCCGCGACGAACAGGCCTCCGAACGCGACCTGCGCGAGAAAGAACGGGCCGCCGAACGCGACCTGCGCGAGAAAGAGCAGCTCCTAGACCGGGATGCCGGCTTTCTGCAAAGCCTGGTGGACGCCAACGCCAAGGCCAACATAGCCCTGGTGCAAGACGACGAAACGCGCGGCCAGCTGCAGATCGAACTTGAACGCAGCATCATGCAGCGCCGCGTGGCCATGATGGGCCTTACCGGCCAGGCGCTTGAAGAGTCGGTGCGGTTGATTGAAGAGCGCGCCCAACTGGCCCGCGATGGCCTGCACGACGAGCTGCGCAAGAAGGGCGCAGAGCAGACCAAGCAGCTGGGTGACGGCACCTATGACGACGTGCGCGGCGCGCTGCAGGCCGCCTTCCGCGACAGCAGCAACCCGGCCAAGGCCTTTGCCAGCGCGCTGGGCAATGCCATCTTCACGCGCGTGACTGCTGGCCTGGCTGACGCGCTGGCCACGGCGGCAGTTGGCAAAAGCGGCGGCGGTGGCCTGTGGGGCGATCTGTTGGGCTTGATCGGTAGCGTTGCCGGCGGCGGCTACAGCGTGGACCCTTCTGGCGTCAGCACCAACAACACCGGCGGCAGCCTGCCCACGCGGGGCGGCATGGCCACCGGCACCAACTTCGTGCCGCGCGACATGTTCGCGCTGTTGCACCGTGGCGAGGCCGTCGTGCCCGCAAAGTACAACCATGCACAGGCTGGTGGCGCAGGCCACCAGGAGGTGCACTACCACGTACCGCCAGGCCAAAGCCCGGCATCATTTGCTGCGCTGCTGTCCGACAACAACCGCCGCCTGAAGGCCGAAATTCAGGCCGACGCGGCGCGGCCAGGGCGCGGCCTGAACAACGCCATTGCGGCAGGGGCGGTCTGACATGGCCGACATCACCTGGCCCTTTGTCGCGGGCGACCCCAGATTTGCCCCCGAGGGCTTTGACGAGGCCATTGAATTCAACGTGCTTCTGGCCGTGGCGCGCAGCGGCAAGGTCACCACCCTGGCCCTGCCGGGTGGGCGCTTTCGCTGCACCATCCAGTTTGGGGACGAATCGGTTGCCTACTTGGTGCAGCGCCGCCAGTTGTTGGCCTTTTTTGCCACCCTGCGGGGCGGGGCTGACCGGCTGCTGATGTGGAGCCTTTTGTCGCCCGCGCCGCTGGGCACCATGCGCGGCGCGCCCACGCTGTCGGGCGCAGTGGCTGCGGGCGCCACCACGGCGCAGCTGCAGGCTTGCACGGCCGGCGGCAACATATTCAACCAGGCTGTGCTGCAGCAGGCCTGGCTGAGCGATTGGGTGGCCAGCAATGTCAGCATCGCCTACAACGCGGTGCCGGGCCCGGTGGCCACCAGTCTGGGCACGACCATCACCATCAACGCGCTTACGCTGAACTACGTCGAAAGGCAGTTCACCCTGGCGTCCACAGCCTACCGATCAGTCGAGTTTGCGGTGTGGCTGAAGGCTGGCACCTATGTGGGCAACGTCGTGCTCATCATTGCCGACGGCGCGGCCGGCAACCAAATCTTGAACACCGTCACTTTGACGGCGGACTGGCAACTTTTCTACGTGCGGGGTGTCTTCCCCGTGTCGCCGGCCGCCAACATCAGGCTGTATATCGATGTGGTGGACGACTCGGGGGTAATTGGGCAGGTCTTCTACGTGTGGTTTGCCGACGTGCATGTGCACCAGGCGCAAGCCGTCAATGGCTACCTGTTCCAAAACGCCGAAGCGGCCCCGGCCGGGCAGTCCGGCCTGGCCCTCCACCTGGTGCGGGTGGCAACGGGAAACCACTTTACCTTCCGGTCGGTGACCCGCAGCGTCGCCGCAGGCGAAGTGTGGACCTACAGCGTGTGGCTGCGTCTTGGCACCCTGACGGGCACTGTCTTGCTGCAGGTGCGGGACGCTGCCAATGCGGTGGTCGCCGGTGCAACCGTCACGCCCACGGCAACCTGGCAGCGCTTCACGCTCACGGCCACTTTCCCCAATGCATCGGCCTACTTGGTAGGCTACGTCAACCCCACAAATGACGCCGGCAGCGCCGGTGAAACCCTGGCGATATATGGCGAGCAGCTGGAGCCAGGCTCCGTTGCTACTGGCCACAGCCCCACTGCCACGCTGCTGCGCGGCGATTTTGTGGCATTCGGCGGCCAGCGCGTCATGCTCACGGCCGACGCAGTGGCCAGCGCAGATGGGTTGGCCAGCATTGCCTTTCAGCCCGCGCACCGGGCCGGCGCTTCGTCGGCCGGCGCTGTCACCGTGGTGCAGCCCACCACCCGCTACGTGCTTACCAGCCCGGTCTTGCAGATGCCGGCGCGCGGCGACAAGCTGCCAGGCTTTGCCGTTGAATTGGTCGAGGAATGAGCCGCAACCGCACATCCCCCCAGGTGGATGCCGACGTGGCCAGCCACAAGGGCAGCGCTGTGCTGCTTGAACTGCTGTTTGACAGCGGCACGCTGCGCCTGTGCCTTGGCAGTTGGAACATCACCAGCGGCGCCAACCTGTACGTGCACACCGGGTCGGCCCTAACGTGCGAAGCGCACGGCGAGGCTGCCGACGGCACTGAAGGCTTGCAATTCACACTGGCGGGCATGGATGCGGGCATCTTCGACCTGGTGGTGAGTGAACCCTATCAGCGCCGCCTGCTGCGCATGCTTGAACAGCGTTTCGACGCTGCAGACGCCCCCGTTGGCGCGGCCAGCGTTGAATACGTGGGCCGCATGATTGCGCTGCAGAGCACCGAAGACACGCGCGCCCGAACCTGGTCTGTCACGGTGCAGACCGAAGGCTTCGACGCAGAGGCGCGGCGTAGCCGCAACATCCGCTTTAGCGACCCCGAGCAGCGCCGCCGCTACCCTGACGACAAGGGTGCCGAATACGTGGCGGCGCTGGTTGAACGTGTCATGACCCGGGCCCAGCAATGAACCACGCCGCCGTGCTGCAGCGTCTGCCCGACTGGCCCGAACGGCTGGCCGCCGTGGTGCAAGCCCGGCGCCACGTGCCGTTTAAATGGGGCAGCAATGACTGCGCCAGTTTCGCGGCCGACGTGGCGCTGGCGCTAACCGGGCGCGACCCGCTGGCCACGCTTCGCGGCCAGTGGGCCAGTGAGTCTGAGGCGCTGGCCGTGCTGCAGCGGCTGAAGGGCCTGGCATGGGCCGCCCGCCGGCTGCTGGGCCCACCAGTGGCCATGGCTATGGCGCCACGCGGTGCGGTGGTGTGCGCGCGCATGCAGGGCCGGCCAATCCTGGGTGTACACCTGGGTGCCTGGTGGTGTGCGCCCGGCGCGCAGGGGCTGCAGTTTCGGCCGGCCGCTGAAGTCCATCTGGCCTGGGTGGTGTAGGGTGCCGCAGGCAATACCTTTTGCCCTAAGCGCGGCTGCATCGTCTGCTGGCGCCAGTGCGCTGGCGGTCAGCGTGGTTGCTTTCGCAGCGTCGTTTGCCGTGGCGCAAAGCCAGCGCATGTCGGCCCAGAACAGGGCGCAACAAGCGGCGCGGCTGCGCAACATCACCCTGCGCTCGGCAGTGGCGCCGCGCACCATCGTTCTGGGCACGGCGCGCACGTCAGGCCCCATGATGTACGCCGAATTCGTGGGCACCAACGACGACTACCTGGACACCATAGTGGCCGTCAACCACGGTGAGGCTGGTGAGCTCGTGGGCGTGTACATCGGTGACGAGTACATCCCGGCCGCGTCGGTGGTGGCCACCTTCCCCACCACCGGCAAGTACGCCGTGGCAAACCTGCACCCAGACAACGTCGAAGTGCAGATCGCAGTGGTGGCATCCAACACCGCTACGCTGCCAGATACACCTTTTGGTGCGGCGGTGCTGTACGTGCTCATGATCGTCGGCAGCGGCGACAGCCAGGAAGTCACCGCCCTTACCGTCACCAGCGTGGTGGGCGCTGTGGTTACGTGGTCAGGCGACCCCGTTACCGCCACGGTCACGATCGGCTACTACAGCCTGGCTCAAACGCGCAGCCCGCTGCGGGTGCAGTGGGCCATGGGTAGCCCTACGCAGGCCACCACGACGTGGGGCGACATCGCCACACCGCGCTGGACGGCCGACCACCGGCTGCGCGGGGTAACCTATGTGCGCACCCTGAAGCTCATCGATGACCCGCTTTTCGAGTCTGGCGGCGGCCAAGACGTAGGCGCCGTCATTCGCGGCCCCAAGGGCGTGTGGGACCCGCGCACCAGCACCACTGTCAACCACACCAGCAACCCCGCGCTGCTGGCCGCCTGGTTTCGCACGCTGCCGGTGGCAGATGGCGGCATGGGAGTGCCCAGCGGTTGGATCGACTGGCCCAGCGTTTCTGCGGCCGCAAACATCTGCGACGAATTGATCAGCGTGCGTCAACTCGATGGCACGGGCTATGAGGACGTCAAGCGCTACGAGTGCAACACCCGGCTCAGCCTTGACCGCGTGCCGCTGGACAACCTGCAGATCATTCTGGGCTGCATGGCGGGCGACTTCCCATTCACTGCCGGCCTGTACAGGTGCTTTGCCGGCGCCTTCAGGTCTGCCGCGTTGACGCTGACCGACGACGACGTGGTGGGCACAGAAAACATCACCTTTGCGCCGCAGGCCGGCGCCAGAGTGTCACCGCCCAACGTGGTAACGGCGCGCTTCTACGATGCCGCGCGGAATTGGGTTGAGCAGCAGGCCCCGGCGGTCGTGAATAGCAGCTACGTCACGCTTGACGGTGCAGACGAGCCGCTGGAGCTGGACCTTGAAGGCACGGTCGACGCGCGGCAGGCCAACTACTTGATGGGCGTGCGCCTGGAGCAGGCCCGCCCAGCGCTGGCCGGCACGCTTACCGTTACCGGCAAAGGCGCCAACCTGGCGCTGATGGACACGGTGCAGATCAGCCTGCAGGGCTACAGCGCCATTGCGGGCAAGACATTCGAGGTGCGGCGCCGCACCAACCAGTGGACCGGCCAGTATCCGTTGGAGCTGCGCGAAATCAAGGCGAGCAGCTTTGCGCTGGACGCAGATCGTTTCACCGCCGCCCCAGCTGCAGCCCCCCCCGTGAACAACCTGCTTTTCAACGTGTCTGCGGTGCCTTTGACTGGCGCCACCGAACAGCTTGTGCGCCAGGTGGACGGCTCGATCATCAGCCGCCTGGAGTTGGTGTGGACCGCACACCCCCAGGCCTACGTGCGAGACCGCGGCACCATCCGCCTGCGCTGGCGCCCGGTGGGTGGCGACTGGGCCTACGCCGCGCCGGTGCCTGGCGACAGCTTGCGCGCCTACACCGGGCCGCTGCAGGACAACCAGTTGATCACTGCCGAGGTGCAGGCCATCAACGGCGCAGGGGCCGAAGGCCCGTGGGCCACCGCGGCGCTGGTGCGGGTGCTGGGCAAGAGCGCAGCACCAGGCAACCCGGCCAGCGTCACTGCCACGCAAGTGCCTGGGGGTGTGGTTGTCAAATGGGCGCCAAATACCGAGGTCGACTACCTGGACACCGAGATCCGAAGCGGCGCCAGCTGGGCCGCTGGCACGCTGCTGTGGCGCGGCACCGCCGACCGCCACCTTCTGCCCTGGCCTGCGGCCGGCGCGCTTACCCTGTGGGTGGCCCATCGAGACACCAGCCAGAACTACAGCGCCGCGCCTGTAAGTGTGTCGCTCACAGTGGACGGTGGTGTCCTGATCGGGACGGGATCGATTGCCGCCAGTGCGGTGACCGACGTCACGGTCGTCACGGCGTCCAACGTCGGCATCACAGGTGTCAGCGGGACAGGGCCCAACGGCTACGGCTCCACGCTAAAGTGGACACTCATCGCCACGATTGCATTTACGGCCAGCTTCACGGGCGATGCGTCCGTACACCTGAACCTGCGGATAGATTTTTCGGGCGCGGGCTCTATCGCCGTTGACGAGCTGTGGTGCCAGACCAGAATAAACATCGACTTTGATGGCGACCTGGTGGCCGACGCAGACGAGCGCGTCATCGAAGACTTCCTGCGCGCCCGCCAAACAGGCACCGATGTCTGCCGCACGGCC